GGCTAAAAGAGAAACCTTGCGACGACTGGGCGAAGAACCATAACAGCAGTCCTTACCTTGGAATTATGGCAAGTGAAGGGGGACAGCGTGAAGAGGCGTTAATCGATCATGGCTGCAATTATTACGGCAAGACCGTGACCCGATCTGCTCCCTTTGCAATCTTCATGCGGCAGGATATCCTGCAATTGGCGCTGGATATGGACCGCTGGTATCATGAGCATCTGGAATTATTTGAGAAACTGTATCATGCGCAGCCGTATGGCCGGAATAAAGACGGGAGCCCGAAAAAATATGTTCCGCTGGAATCCATCGTGCCGGAAATCTATGGAACGATAGCGAAGCGGCAGAATGGAGAACTCTACACAACAGGAGCACAGAGAACCGGCTGTAGCATGTGCGGTTTTGGAATTCATCTGGAGCAGCGGCCGCACCGGTTTGACAAGCTCCGGGAGCGCAACCCGAAAGAATGGGAATTCTGGATGTATCGCTGCTGCACAGATCCAAACACTGGCGAAAAATATGGCTGGGGAAGGGTGCTGGACTATATCGGCGTGGAGTGGGAGGACATTCCGGCGGTGCAGATGAATTTGGAGGATTTTCTGAAATGAAAGAGTTGATTATAGATTGCTTTGCTGGCGGGGGCGGTGCCTCCGTCGGCATCGAGATGGCACTGGGGAGACCGGTAGATATTGCGATCAATCATGATCCAGATGCCATCCTGATGCACAAGACGAATCACCCGAACACGCTGCATCTGACCGAGGATATTTTTAAAGTCAATCTGCGTAAATACGTCAAAAATCAGCATGTGGCGTTGATGTGGGCTAGTCCGGACTGCACAAGCCATAGCAAAGCCAAGGGCGGTAAACCACGGGAGCGCGGTCTGCGTATCCTTCCATGGGCGGTGTATAAGCACGCGAAGGAGATTCTGCCGGATGTGATTCTGATGGAAAATGTGGAAGAAATACAGCAGTGGGGGCCGCTGGATGAAAAGGGATATCCGATCCCAGAAAGAAAGGGAGAAGATTATCAGAAATTTATCCGGTCGATGAAAGCTTTGGGTTATATATTCGACTGCCGGGAGCTGGTAGCTGCCGACTATGGGGCACCGACCACACGGAAACGATGGTACGCGGTGTTCCGGCGGGACGGGAAAGAAATCCGCTGGCCAGAACCCACGCACAGCAGGGAAAACACCGGTTTACAGCGATGGAAAGAGTGCGGAGACTATATTGATTGGTCTGACCTCGGAACGTCGATTTTTGGCCGGAAAAAGTCGCTGGCAGAGGCAACACAAAAGCGAATAGCAAACGGGATAAAAAAATATATCATCGATGCACCGGAACCGTATATTGTAAAAAATAAAGACGCATTAGCCTTTATCATCCAATATCACGGAGAGACGCGGGACGGGGAATCGAGAGGGCAGCTTTTAACGGAGCCGATCAAAACGATCGACACCTCAAATCGATATGGCTTGGTAACTGCCTTCATCACAAAGTATTATAAATCCGGCATCGGGCAGGGGTGCGATGAGCCACTGCATACCATAACGACTTCACCGGGGCATTTCGGGCTGGTGTCGGCGTTCCTAATCAAATACTACGGGGCAGGATGCGGGCAGATGCTCAGCCGTCCATTGGGAACGATTACCACGAAGGACCGGTTCGGTCTGGTAAACGTGATTTTAAACATCAAAGGCGAAAAATATATCATTTATGAGATTTTTCTTCGGATGTTGAAACCGGAAGAACTGAAGCTGATGCAGGGATTCCCGAAAGATTACATTATCAACCGGGATTACAACTGGAAAAGTTATCCGGTTGCAAAACAGGTGGCGCGGATCGGGAACAGCGTGGTGCCGATTATGGCTCAGAAACTGGTAGAGGCCAACTGCCCGTACTTGAAAGTAGGCGAGCGGGTGCCGAATCTGAATATCGACGACAGCCAGTGGCAGTTGAGATTTGCGTGAGTGGGAGAAGCGAGTATGAAATTATTAAAAGTAAAAATCATCGATGATCAATTAAAAGAATACGGATTTCATAAAGTGCAAGAGAATAGAGACGAGATCACATATGAAATGAATTACACACATGGTACAAAGAAAATGGTTAAAGTCACATTTTATGGAGTAATGGTGTATATTTGCCCAGAAGAAGCAGACTATTTAATTCCGGCATTTCTTACGATGGATGAAATGAAGATGTTTCAGAACAAGATTAAAGAATTTAGGAAGAACAGAAAGGGGCATGGCAGATGAATGGTGAAGGATATCGTGATCCGACTGCAGACAGAGCGATTCGAAACGCCGGCCGCCTTCCGAGACCGATCTGGAATGTGGTCAAGGCTGTTCAGGAGGTCCTGAACGTGTCACATCTGGAGTTGGTTGAGATCAGAATGAGAGACAGGACAACCGGAAAAGAACACACATGGGGAGGTGATACCAATGGAGAAAAAGGCACTGGAGCAGTACATAGACGCGTGCGAGCTGATAAAGGAGACGGAAAAGGACATTAGACGGCTGAAAAAAAAGCGGCAGACCATCGTGCAGACGAACGTGTCCGGGAGCAATCCGGAATTTCCGTACAATCCGCAGCACTTTAAGATCGCTGGGACGGCGTTTACGTATGAGGAGGACTCGCGCCTGCGGTACGAGGAGAAAATCCTGGAAGAGCGCCGGGAAAACGCCCAGCGGTTGAAGGTAGAAGTGGAGCAGTGGATGAACCACATTCCGCAGAGGATGCAGAGAATTATCAAGTATAAAGTGTTCGAGGGGCTCAGTTGGAGTCAGGTGGCGGCAAAACTCGGAAGAAAGGCAACCGCAGACAGCGTGCGGATGGAATATCTGAGGTTCATGGAGGCGGCATAGAAAACTTTGAGAGAAAATGAAAGTTTGTTCGTTTTGTTCGCAATGTTCGTTTTCAAAATGTTATAGTGTATCATGGAGAGAACGGCAGGAAGGGTTTCATCTTTTCTTTACCTCCTTGTGAATGTATTTTGAGCGGCGGTCAGGTGTCACAGCCTGGCCGTTGATTTGGCAGGCATCAGCCCGTGGAAAAAGCCCGAATGATGCACGGTGTTGAACGAAGCCCCAGACATCTGAACTGAGAGCGATGCACCGCCTTAGAGAGATTGACAAGGCCTGCTTGAATTTTATAGTTATGTAGTGCCATAACTACAAAAAACGGTAGGAAGTGCTATTGGAACGT